ATAACTACGCCTGCGTACATTAAAAGATTTTTAGCGTGCTTGTTAAATTTGTTGGCTTCTGTTGTAGCACTTGCTACTGATGAAGAGTACTTGATTACGTCATAAAAATCGTATTTTGGACTATAAAGAACTACTGCGTGCGTAAAGATAAATGCTTTGCTATTGCGTAGTGTTACTTCGCCGTTGCTGTGTGTGATTGAGTGGATTGTCATTTGGTACTCCTCTGTTTTTTCTTGCTCTGATAACTAAAGAGTATTTGATTTAAATAGCCAAGTCAAGTTATTTAAACAAATTAATTTTATGCTACAACTAAAGGAAAAAGAGGACTACGGGATTAAGTGGAAGGCTTGCCGAATCCCGCAGCCCCATCAGATTACGCAGTAATAATTTGCGTAACCTGAAACTGTATTGAAGCCCACGTCTCCGTTGCCCCTCGATCACTTGTAGACGGCTCGCCATAATCTACGGAAATCTCAGGCTCTGCCCCCTGCCACACTAGTTGCCCGTTATCGTCGCCGAATCGATGGTCTGATCTAAGCCGATTTTTAATGTCATCGATAATCACATCGAAATCATCCATCGCGTCTTCTGACTTCCGATGCATTGAATGAGTAAACACTTGCAGGATAACCGTGTAGTCGATTCGCTTTTTTCCTGACGATGCCCCACCCAATGCGATGCGACTTTCTATTTCGTTAGCGATAAAAATTACAGCCGCTGCCCGCGTTTGTTGTCCGCTAGTTGATCCGACTTGAAAATTTATTTGCTTAGGAAAAGATGTCAGCACCTGATTTACATTAGCCACAGGCGGTGTTGTCAAAAATGTATTTAATTGCGCCCGCACTTCCGCCCGCGACATTTAACGAATCCTACGGAAAGGTAGCAACAATTCTTTTGCAAGGTTTAAATCTCCCGTGCCGTCAGCACCCGCACTCACTGACCCCGCTTGGTTAGTCACCTGCATAGTCATCGAATAATCTCCACGCACTTTTAACATCGCAGTAGTGGCAAGGATAGCGGCTTGTTTTATCGCGGGGGGTAACGCACTAATTCCCGCCCCAAGAGTCTGAGCATTGACGAGAGGGCTTGCAAGAGGCACTACCGCAGAGCCGAACACATAACTAGATGCCACGGTTACCATCTCGGTAAATTTTCCGTTGTAGATCGTCATAGTAAGCCCCGCAGTAATTCCCACAGGATTGCCAACCGTCACAGAAATTGCCCCTGCAATCGCGCTAACAGCGAGAACCGTAGATGCGTACCCGTTGATGTATGTGTATTTAACAAATACCCTTGCCCGCGGTACTGCTGGCATCCCAAATTGAAGCGGTCCTTGTGAGGAATAAGAGATGTTAGCAGCGGTGTAAGGGATTATAAATTGTTCATCTTCAATCCACCCGACCGATGGATCAGGAAAACTAACCATCAGGTTCGGCGCGATGCCGTAAGAAATCTCGGTAAGCGCAACTAGCGGTGAGTATTTAGGGTGTATTGCAAGAAATCCATCTGGTCGTAAGCGGTTGCGCTGTTGCTCGGTTACCGTATTTGCGCCCAAAACTTGGTTGCAATGAGTATCTATCCATGAAGAAGCCCTTGCAATTCCATTTACTAATTCCGCATCCTGAACAGCCGCATCAGTTGAACCAGCCACAAGGTTATCTATGTCAATAGCCGTAGGCGCTTGCCTATACTCCGCTGCGGTTATGTAAGGGGTTGAAAATAACTTTGTCGTGTTTCCATAAAGATTAGCCATTAATTTTCCTCACAATCGCACTCCATATAATCCGACCACATCATTGCACACCATTGCTTATGTTTAAATTCTTTTGTCGTTTCAGGCACCAGCATCTTGCGGTCCTTCTTGGGTAGTTCCACATTTTCCGCAAGTCTTGAACCAACCATTGAAACCGCACTTAAAACATAGATAGCCGCCGATTCCGCTACTCGGTCCCATAAGCGATGCCTCAACGAAGCCCGAATCTTTAAGTGCTTTTGCATCGCTCTTATTTGTGACTTCATAGAAACCCTTCCTGTCCGCCTTGAGAGTTCGCATTGAGCCTGTTCTTGCGCCTTCGATTGTTACTTCAACCGCTCGCCGATCGCTTGCAAAATACTTAGCCATTCTTTACCTTCCATAAAGAGGTGTGACCCCTACCCTAGTTTAGTGGGCAAGGGTCACACGGACTTATTAGTTACGCGGAAACAATTCCCGACACTACACCGTTCCATGCTGGTGCTTGGCACTGGAAAGTACCGTTCCAGTATGTGCTGGTTTCGTATGCGAATTGAGTTACTGGCCATTCAATAGCCATGTAATCCTGCGTATTGAATACTGCCCAAACATCAGAAACGTTTGTATCAGGAATCGGCAATGTGTACGAAAGTACTGGCGCAACACCCTGTGGTAACCACGGGTGAACGGTTAGGGAAATTCCCTTGCCAGTTACTTCGTTTTGCAGACCTGTTACAACGTTGCCAAGTGTCATGCCACCGATTTCATCTTGTGAGATGTTTAGACGGTAGTTAGCGACAGATCCCGACTTGATTGCGTCAGATAATTGCTTGCGGTCTCCACCATTAAGCAGAATCTCATCAGGGTCAGCCTTTACGTTTTCGTAAAGTGCAGCGAACACCTTTTGGAATTCAGAGCCAGGATTGCTGGTACTAAACACCGAATTGATCCGATTAATGAATCCACTCTCAGAGCCAAGCACGGTAGGCAGGATGCCATCGTAGCCAGTTGCTCGTGCAGATGTATCAGCAGTTGCGCGTGTAGCGGCTGCACCACCTGTTGAGAATGGGGCGTTATCGCCTGTGGTTACGTTAGATGCAGCACCCTGAATAACGAAGGTTAGCCCAGTTGAGCGACCTTGGTACTTAAGGTTAGCATCGCCAGTAGTTGTTCCAACATAAACGTTGTAACCAAGCGCACCAACCACAGGAGCAATAGCGATACTAAGCACGTCTCCAGCAGCCACTACGACCGATGCTTCCGTTCCTAGGATGGATTCACCAAATGCACCAGCATCAGCCGTTACATTTACGTAGTAGGTTGCAGCAGCAAGCGCGGTTTGACTTGCGCTTGCAACTGGTGATGTTCCTGCGAATGTAGGAGCGGCAAGCGCACCTTGGAAACCCGAATCAGTTCCACGAGACATAAGTAGCATGCGCTCTTCCATAAGCATGGATGCGTAAAGCACGGATGTCTGAGATAACTGGCGGATGTCTTGGTAGCCCTGTCCTTGGAACTGTGCAGAAAACGGTACTGCGTCAGAAAGAGAGAACTGCTTGTAATTAACAGCCTTGTCATAACCTGCGTATGAGATTTTTGGTCCACGCAAGTAATTTACAGAGCCGAATGAAGTAGTTGTACTGTCGGTAATTCCTGGCCATGTATTGCCTACTCCGCCTGTGCCAGTACCAGTAAAGCCGCTAATTACTTTAATGCGGTGAGATGTTCCGACTCCTTTTTTGCGTGGAATTTTATTGCGCAAAGGTGTTGGACGAGGGGTTAGAAGTTTTGCAGGTGCTTCGAGATCGAAGGCTACAAGTCCCGTGCTGATCGGGCTTGTCAAGGTAAGATCCTTGACGATGTCCTGACCAGAAGCACGCTGTACTTCAAGAGCGGTTGTTAGAGATGAAAGAGCATCAGGGCTCATACCCTTAACGATTGATTCATTGCTAACGATTGCTTGCATTGCGGCGGATGCCGTCATTGCAGCAGGAGCAACTGGTGAACCGCCGAAGAATGATGCATCGACAGGGCTTGAGTTGCTCTTAGTCAATGCAGCGATGTAATCTTCGTGGCGTGCAGCCGCATCCCTTGGAGATAAGTCACCGTATAGATCGGTAACTTTTGGGGCTTCAGACATATCTGAGAACCACCTTTCTAGTTAAGTTGGGTTAAATGGATTTTTCTAATTCGGCAGCCATCTGGCGGTATCCGTCAGCGAGTGCCTTATCTAATGTTGCCGCAGCCTTAGCGCGGAAATAAGCCGCCTTGGTCACTTTCTCATTAATTGGTTTGCTATTCACCTGAGCGAATCTTTTTGGTCCACTAGGTGCAGCAAGAGCCTTGACCTGTGCAAGTTCCGATTCCAACGCCTCAATGCGTTCGGCTTCGGCAGCCTTTGTCAATAGATCCTGTTCAACCGTCGGGTTGGTGTTTAGCGACTTCACAATTTCCGCGATAAGTTCGCGTAATTCTGAATTATCAAGGGTGGCAGATTTTTCTTCTGCTACTACGATCTCTGCAACAGACACATCTTCTCTGCCATGATCGTTGGCTGGCTCGTGGCAACCGCACTCTAGGCATTTCTCAGTCGTCTCTAAAGACTTCTCCGCTACCTCTTCAAGTTCTTCACTTATGGATTCTTCTGGCTTGATTGCCATCTCCATGTCCATGTCCATGTACATCCCTTCAGTCTCCATGGCGGTTTCTCCTTCTTTCTCTTCACTATCGACCCACTCCATGAGTGCGCACACAGCAGCAAGCAGGCATTGAATCGAGTAACTCTCATCAGATCCCTCTGCCATCTCCCCCGCCTCTGACATGATTAATGTCGCAAGGGCTCGCCGTGCATCGTTGTATCCTGCTTCGTTGAATTTGACTGTATCGGCGGTTAAGCCTTTAGCCATTTCAATAATTTCGGTGGCTGTCATCGCCTTGCCTTCCGTCTCCGTATACTCTTCCACCTGCACAACATCTGCGCCGACAGTCTTTGCCATAATTAAAGTGCATGATGGGTTTGCAGGTCGATCAACAATTGAGACCTCAACAATTTGCCCGTCAATGATTCTGCCGCCCGCTGCGTTTGCGTCTTTAATAACCCTTGCGCCTCGTATCCCAATAGAGAACCCCTTAAGTACCCCCGCTTTAACTTTCTTTGCAGAGTTGGGATCTACTATGTGCGCTGTAATGAAATGCTCGTTGCCTTTTGATTCGTACTCCGTCGCAACTCCCGCTGCAATGTTTGTGTGCTGTTCGCGAATGTTTCCAAATTTAAACCACTCGGGCATTGCTTTTTCTAACCAGATCGGGTCACAAACTTGCGCGTCGGAATCTAAGGTATCGTCGGTTGCCTTGCCATACGCCAGCACTGTTCCATCTTCCTGCTCTTCAAATTTAACTATTTGAGCATAAGCGGTAGTATCTTGAGTATTTTTAGCCAAAGCAAACTCCTAAAGTAATAAATTAATTATGGCGCACACTTAGGGCGTTTGTCTATCGGGCAGATCCGTATGTTTTTAATTAATCAACGGGGTAGGGCTTGGTGTTTCCGTCGGAATCATTGGGATCATACCCGCTGCCCTAATCTCTTCGATTTCTTTTTCCACTTGACCCCAGAAAGCAGATTCGAATTCTGTTAAGTTGCCTTTAAATTTTTCCTTAGATTTGCCCAGACCGATAGCGACTAAAATTTTATTTATTAAATCGGATTCAACGTATGTTTGCACTATTTTTTAGCCTTTCTCAGGAAGGCATTGTAAGCCTTCTTGTCTGTTATTTCTATCTTACCTTTGCCGCCAGTAGCGATTATTCTCGGGTTAATCGAGTTGTCCACTACATAGAAAGAGTCGAATCTCCCGTAAATTTGGGGGAACACGTCAGACACCGCAGCGTGTATGTTCCTGACTACCGTATCTGGCACAACTCTTCCAGTTCTAACTCCCCGTGCCGCGGATCTTGCTAGTGCCTGTTCAGTTGTCACAGTAACATAAACCCCGTTTACCTCATAGCCCGCATCGCTCGCAGCCTTGAGTTTCCCAACAATGCTTTGCACCCCGTTATCTCCTGTACCATCCAAGACAATGTGCTGTGACCTTTGCATTGCGGCATTTTGAATCCGCTTTGCCAGATAAGAGGATTCTTCGTGCGTGTAAGCAGCCCAAGCAGTATCTTTTGCATCCAACATTGCCTGCGTTTCTGGCAAAAGGCTCTTTATGTCGTCAGCGTTAATGTGTACAGCCTTTGTAGCATCTATAACTTCCGCAACCCCTGAATTAATAACAGTTGTTTTACCCGAAGCAGGTCCGCCCCCGAGCATTGTGTACGTTGGATTTGCTGATGGTTGAATCCCATCTACCGCATTAAAAACAATTCTGTCATGCAGAGCCTGACGGTCGGGGGTAAACGTCCCGTCTGGTCTCAAGAATCTACTTGCGCTCCCGCCCCTTAAGTCCTCAATTGGTATTCGGATGTCACCCATCTTCGAGCGGTCTTGATTTTCTACTCTTGCAATTTCTGGCTCTTGATTAATAGACCCCTGACTTACAGCCCCTTGTAAATCGTCATCCAAAACTGGCGCAACATCGCAAACACAATTCGGGTGAGCAGGCGGGTAAACGTTCCCACTTGGAAATTCCTCACCAATAGGCACAATCACCCCCGCGTTCGGCGCACAGATAGGGCAAGGGTCTCCGACAAGCCACTCTAGTCTCTGTATTTTTGCTTCGCGATAACTTGCCACGTTGGAATCTATTAAAGCGCGTGCAGTCTCTGTTCGAGCGATAACCATCGATCTAAGCGGATTATCGATAACGTAATTCACAGCCTTTGCTGTATCCGCTGGCGATAACCCTTGTGATAGCCCCAACGCCAAAGCCGTGCCGATTCTATCAACCGTTGTATTGTCCAGCCCTCGGATTACTGTCCCCGATTTATTTAAAAGGTTTTGTAGTCCGCTCGGGTAATCCACTAACGCAGCCGCGGCTTCATTTCCCGCCTTCCAATTATCCCAGTCAAAACCAATGCTAGACCCAAGCCTATCAGCAGCATCTGCACCCCCGAAAGCCCACCCTGAAGAGTAGACGCTCTCCATCGCTTTTGTCATTCCTGAATCGTCTAGAGATAGGTTAATTCTTACCCAGTCTTTTGCCGATTGAGTCGCGGGGGATTTAATCGCATTGTGGTCATACCATTTGCTGGTTATCTTCTCCGCATCTGCTTGCTTCCTCATCGCCGATTGGATGATTAAGGAGTTTCTTATGAAGAGGTTTTCTTTAGCCGCATCTCTACGGCTTACGCTTTTTTTAAAACACCATCTGCAAGTGCTTTAGTTAATTCAGAGTCTTGCTCTCTTACTGACTGGTTCAAAGCCTTTGCCATAAAAGCGTCCACCGCTAGAAATTCAAAATCTCTTTCGGTATTCCCCTTCTTTGCCCACTTTAAAAATGCTTTAACTTCTTGAGCCGATTCTTGGTCGATTTTTTCTGCATCTTTAGGCTTCGCCCGTAACTCTTCGATCCTTGTCAAGGTTGCGAGTTTGTGACCTACTATTGTTTTGCTTTCCTTCCAGTAATCCCCGTCTCGCTGGTAAACCCTAATTAAAGCAGCGGGGTCTTCTTCCGTCGCATTAATCGAAAAACTAGAGTCAGGTACTTTTATGCTTCCCGACTTGGCGATCCGAGTAATCTTTCCTCTCGCCTTCCCACCACTTGAACCCCACGAAACAAAATTGCCTACGGCTAGTTTTTCCGCTTTGACGCTCTCCTCTAGTGATTCTTCATCATCTAACGGCGACACTGCTGGGCTATCTAAAGCCTCTTCTTCTTGACTGCTTGTTGGCACAATGACTTGACCCTCAGGTGCTGGCGAAGGTTGATCAACAGATACCAAGCCCCCACTAGTAACCATGTATAAACCTGCGCTTGTATTCATTATTAACGCATCGGCAGCAGGTGAATCAATAAGTGGCAGACCCATCTCTGCTCTCGCCTCATTTAACGACTTTCTTGCGCCCCTCGTCTCAATGTCTACCCGCCTTGCATCTGTCTCCGTGTCCGTTTCCCGTCCACCGTTAAATCTAAAAACTAACTCTCTAGGCATCCCTAAGAATTTATAGGACAGGTCGGAAAGTTGATCAGCAAGCCAAAGCATTAAAGGCTCGACCCCGATCACGTCACCCGATTTTGCCTCTCCATTTTGTTGACCCGCGCCCCCCAATGTTCCACCGTCTGCATAGCCGATTTCTGAAGGTAGAATCCCAAAGTGCCCAGTGATTCCCTTAATCAAATGGTTGTCGAAAGTATCGTTAAATTTTTCCGAATGTCCCGTGTTATCTATCGCCTTTAATCCGCTCGGGATAATCCGTGCGCGTTTCCGCTGCTCTGTTTGTCCCGCTAGATCGTCATTAAGTATGTTTTCCCACGCTCTCAACAATTCAGGAGTGCCACCAAACTGCGGGTCTGACTCAAACATTAAGTCAGGCATAACCCCGTCAGTAAATTCAGCCCTCAACCATTGTTGCCTTTTTAGATAAAGGTCTGCCAGCGGTAATGCGCGCTCAACAGGGCTGTAACCATAAGGCGTGAATGTTCTTCTATTACGTACTAAGTAGATCATCTCGTCTGCGGAGAAATTCCCGTCTTGCGTCGGATCATCGGAAGATGCGATGAATTCGCCACGAGGAAAACCATAAAGGATTTGTTGGTAAGCAGGAAATGGGTGTTGCGGTCTCATTCCTCGATCGTCAAGCAACGGCTTAATCGTCGAACCGTCTAGAATCTCGAAAGAATGTAGGTCGCCTTTTAAATCGGGGTGCGGGTATACCGCCAACGCATCCAGCACTAGCACCTCTTCGAGAGCCATCCCTAGCCAGTCTTTAAATCCTAAGCCGTTGATTCGATCAGGAGTCTGCCAAAACGCCCTAAGTCTTGCAATCTCTTCCGTGTACTCATCTCTCGCTTTTTGCATCGCCCTGACATGATCCCCACCAGATTCGGCAGCAATCAATTCACTAGCAGAATCCGAAAAAGTTATGTCCCAGTTCATCCCGTTAAGTCGTGACTTTAAAACTTCAACGCATCGCCTCAAGATGTCTATTTGATCCCCAGCGGTTCTTAGGACGTTCCACGGAATAACCCGTTGTTCTGATACAAAGATGTTCCAAGCGACGGGGTACTCCCACCGTCTCGGCTCTGGTCTTCCGTCTGCCCCCACTGGATTTATTGCAGCAGGAATTAACGGGGTGGAAGGTCCAAATGGTATGCCTGCTAAATAAGTCGGCTGTGGTAATGCCGTAGCGATTCCGATGCTATAAGGCTGGTATCCGACCCCTGACAATTCCTGTTGAGTAAACTGTGAAACCTGTGCGCCCGCTGGCAACATTGGTGCTGCTTTTTCTACGTTGCGCCTAAGTAAGTTATCCCAGATTGCCATCTATGCTCCTAGCACGTGCCTCTCCTCTATGTCCCCGCTCTCGGATAGCGGAGATGCACAGTTGCTGCAAACTTTTAAAGTTTTAGGCATAGGCAGGTTACAAGTATCGCACCAAACAGCAAGGTTAGCAAGATACCCTGTCAATGATGAACCCTCTAAAAGGTCAGTCAATGCCCAGACTAAAGCATCAAGCCGATCTGGCGATTTTGGCTCGTCAGGTGTCCATGTCACCATCTGGTTTTCTAACTTCTCAAACACCCCCACATGGTGAACACGGTTCTGCTCGTAATAAGCCGCGATAGGTTCTGCCCTGATCGCCTTCCCTCTCGTCGCTCTCACCGACTTAATAGGAATCACAGGGTCGATCTGCCTAATGACCGCGGCAATCATGTCCCCCCCATTATTCACCTCAACCACAATTACATCTGCTTCATGTACTTTGTACGCCTCGACCGCTCTTTTTGCCCACTCAAGGGGCGACGCTTTGCACGAATAGTCCGCGATTATAAACGCCTCGCCTTGATTGTTTTTGCCCGCCACCACAATGCCAGTCTCATCAGAATCATCGGTATTGGTAACCGCAGGGTCGATCGCAACCACCATCCTTTGTATGTCTCTTGGCGCAACTTCCACCCGATTACTATCTATCGAATCCATCGACCACAGCGCGCCCTCTACGTCTTCGAGTATCTCCCCGTAAAGTTCCTGCCTTCCAAGCCTCGTGTTTGCGTACCGTGTCTGTAATTCCACCAAAGCCGATTGCGCTAGGTTCTCTCTATTCTCAAAAGTTGATCCGCGGGTTATGCTAACCGTTCCATCCTTCCGATCCACCAGAGCGCGGATAAGCGGTTTAGGCTTAGGTGTTGTCGTAACCACCACCCTAGGATCTGCTCCCAGTCTCAACCCGAATTGCAGTTGATCCCACGACTCGGGATACTGGAAGGCTGCTAATTCATCCACCCATGCGCCATGAAACTGTGGTCCTCTGAGTCTTTCGGGGTCACCCGCCGAAAATGTTTTAATCCTCGAACCATTAGCGAGCCATAATTCCCCGTTGCTTCGGTTATACCCGTTGTCCTTCTTTAACGCCCCATACCTCTGCAAAATCCCGAGTACCCCTGATTCTCCCTCGATACAAGTATCTCTAGCCGATCCGAATGTAGGCGCAAGAATCGCCCACCGAGTTTTGGGCATGTAAATCGCTTGCCATACCAACCACTCCGCACCTGTCCGAGTTTTCCCCCACCCTCGACCGCTAAGAATCAGCCAAGTCTTCCAGTCGCCTTCAGGCTCAATCTGCGAGGGTCTCGCTTGGTTGTGCGTCCACATTATTCGGCTTGCTGCCACCCTGTGCGAGTAACTCGGCAAGGCGTTGGATTTCTCTATCAAGTTCACTGCCCCCCTCGTATGTGACAACATCTACCTGCTGTTTTGTAGGCGCATCTAATCCTAGCAATCTTGCCCGCCTATCCATGATTTTAAGAGCCGTTTGTACTGATGAAATTTCACCCCGTAAAGCCTGCGTCCAAATACCCTGCATTAACCGATCAAGCCTTGCCAGTTCCGTGTCCCTAATCTCGTCTGCTGGCTCTTGTAACGTCCTAATCAACGCCCGCTTGTAAGCGTTATACGTCGCCCCCGCGCTCGCATACCCAACAGTCTTGCCGATTATGTCGAATGTAACCCCCGCTAATCTCATTTCTAAGACTTTCCGCTCTCTTGCGAAAACTTCAGGGTCATTCTTCTTGCCACCATTTTTTAGGCTCATGGTTTTATTGTACCTTTAATCAAACACCAGCGACGGGGGATTTAATTCGCGGGTTTGTTGATTTAGGTAAGTTCGACCTCACCACCCCTTTGCCCCACTTCTTTTGCAGAATCCCCATCTGCTTTTCTTCTTCTTCCATCACCCGATACGCCCCGCACCCACCCTGCACCGTCAGGTGTCCTGCTATGTAGTAATGAGAGTTAAACCTTAAAACCTTATGGTTGCGATGAAGATGCTGTAAGAAAATGTCATAATCTTCTTTTAAACCAAGTCTTGCATCGTACTGAATCCCTTTTACTTTCTTCTGCACGCAGAATGTCCCCAACACAGGCGAAGAGAAAGATAGCGGCGTGTATTCCCGATAGAAGCGCGGGTCGTAGGAAACGTTTATGCCCCACAAAGTAGTGCCTACCTCTTCCGCCATCATTGTGCCCTTATCCATGAATTCCATGAATTGTTCCGTGTCGTACGTTTCGTGATTACCTAACCCAATCGATTTGCCGAAGTATCCAACTTCTTGTATGTCGTCATCCATCATGCACACCCACTCACCAGAGGGCACAGAGTCTAGAATTGCTTGGCGAACCTTTGCCATGTTTCCGCGGGTTTCGTCAGGTAGTACGAGTATGTTATCTCCGTACGTTTTTTTGTATTCGGCTACTTCAAATTCATGCACAGCAAGCGTCACATCTGGCAGCCACGTCTTAATCTTCACATCATTTGCGCGCTTATACGATGGGCTAACTATTAGCATGCTTCTTTTCCTTAAAGTAGGCGGGTAGTGAAGGTAGTTTTTAGATTTAAATCACCAGTAAGCGAAGAGTAAGGGTAGTTAATCCCCGTTTAATTTCCTGACGTATTCCGCCCCCGCTATAACCCTGCCTACCCCCATTCTCGAAAATCCCTTACGGCTATCCCACGCCTTTACGGTCTTTAAATCAAAGGTAGTAATAGCCGCTTGCCAATCTAACTCGTTGTCAAAAACGAGTACTAGGTAGTTATTTGACTCTCTCATCCCTAACGAAAATTCAACCTCTGCCCGCTCTTCTAGTGGCTCGGGGTTTATCGCGTTTTCTAGATCTAAAATGTCCGCCTCGGTGTATCCCGTGCCATCGAAATTTTCCAGCATCTCCAATAAACCAGAAAGCAGTTGCTCGTTGTAATCACCCAAGTCTGCCGATCGGTTGTCCGCTAGAACTATTTTTAAGCCCGCCTGCTCGTCGACATCAACCACCACTGCATCTAACGTGTCCCACCCCAGAATTCTGGCTGCCCGTAAAAGGTGGTTGCCCGCCAATACATAACTAGTGGACTTTTGCACCACGATAGGGCGGTACTGCCCATTAACCTTTAGCGAATCAACTAGAACACTAATGTTGCCTCTGCGTGCGTTGTTAGGGTATTCAATTAAATCATCTAGCGAGATTTCTTTTACGTTCATGAGTCAGCCCTCCTGCTTCCTCAATACTAGCAAATTCTGATCGTCTAAGAATTTTTTTGCCGTTAAACACTCCAAGCACCAAAATTGATTTTGCGCGTATCCTAAATGATTGCCGTACTCCATGAACACCGCGACCGCCCCACACTCATGGCACGCCTGCGGCTCTAGCGGGTACTTATCCATAATGTCGTATGCCACTAACTCGCAACCTCAATTGCATGCAGAATCGCCTCTGTCGGATTGTCAAAACTTTTTATGTCCACAAACTCCCCCGATTCTGGATTAAAATAGGTTTCAATTTCGCTAATCGAGTACTGACTAACCCTAAATTGGTCTACTGCTCCATAGTAGTAAACGGCGGTAGAACTTTCCCCCTGATACATGAATACAACTGCGGGTCTAATCTCTATTTGCGATGGGCTTATTTCAGTTTCTTTTGCCACCTCAATCACTGCTGCAATAAATTCCGATTCTCGTGCCTCTGTTCTTTCTTTCATCCTTGCTCCCTCATCATGTCGTCTAATTCTTTGTGATCGAGCAGTGCGTCATCCCACAGCACGCCGTCGCCAGTTGCACCGACTAGATGCTCTTTTGCGAACACTTTGTAGGGGCTAGGCTTTGAGCCGTGCTTACCCATAAACAGAACTACTGCCCTTTGTGACCTCTCATCGTTATCAAGCCACAGTGCCACGTTCCAAGTTTCGTAATTTGTCCAGCCGTTGTAACCGTTCTCGTCATAATCACCCATTAGATACTCCTTAGTTTTTTGGTTGGTTTATTCGGGTGCGTAATCGCAGTCTTCATCCCATAGACAGCCCCCGCAACATTCGCCACA